CACTAACCCCAACAATCCCACCACCAATTGAAACAATTGCACCACCAACATCTATAACCGTTCCTTTCGTGCCTCGTCCCAGTACGACTGCCCCAACTCCGACTGTCCCTGCGACTTCTTCTTCCGTCGTTGCGACCACAACACCCCTATTGCCACCCACAACACAGGCGAATGTACCAAGCACAATATTACAATCAGTAGAGGGTTCATGGGTGGTAACTATACCTGCCCAAATTAGTAATGAGCAAATCACTGAGATTGTTTCCAGCCCTGAAACCTTGAAAGCCTTGACTGTGAACCAGGCTGAACAACTGTTTGAAGAACTGGATGTAACCGAATTAGATAACACCGAACTAGAAGTCTTCACCAAAGCCATCCAAGTGGCACCCGTAGAAGTCCGTAAAGCGTTCGAAAAGAAAGTCAACATCTTCGGCTCACAGTTTGAAGACTATGTGCCAGCAGGTTCTAACATACCTGTACACACACGCAGAAGCCTTGTAGCGGCGGGGGCTTTAATTGCTACAGGCACATCTAGTAAGATGAAACGCAAATGAAACGCATCCTCACCTACCTAGCAGATAACACTTGGACATGGGTTGGAACGGGCATGGTGTTAATCACCTTGTCAGGTCCGACTTTACGCCAAGCCTTGCTATTAACAGGATTCGGCATTTTGCTACACTCAGTAATATCCCTTACACAGAAAGACACAGAATGAACTCAATGATTGCAAAAACTTTAGACCTATGCCAACGACTCATATCATTGTTTATTGCGAGTGCGTTACCTATCATTACTGGTGGTGCAATCCTCGGTGTTGACATTGTTAAGTCTGCTGGTGTTGCTGGTTTGACAGCGTTGTTTGGTGTTATCCAAAAACTTGCCGCCGCATCTGTTGATGGTGAACTTAGTTCAGAAGAAATTTCAGCAGCGTTCGGTTCTGCGAAGAAATGATGAAGAAGAAACAATGAAGTTACCTGTCAGCGAACTTAAACTCCCTAAAGATTTGAAGGGAGCAGAGAACGGGCGTTTGCCTGAAGCCATCTTGCGCCCTATCACACCGTCAGGGAAACTGCATCATCTTGCAGCACGCGCTTGGGAAGCGATGCACGACGCCGCTATGCAAGTTGAAGGTACTAAACCGTTTAAGCCGACATCTAGCGCTGATGCTTACCGTACTTTTCAGCAACAGTTGTCAGGGTTTATGACAAGGTTCGTTGAGACTGATACTGGTACAGGTACTACCCGTACTTATCAGGGTAAAAAGTATTGGCTTAAGAAAGGTTTGGCTGTGATGGCTTCACCTGGAACTTCGAATCATGGTTGGGGTTTGGCTGTTGATGTTTGGTCTGCTAATGGTTTGCGTTTGGATTGGATGCTACAAAATATTGAGAAGTTTGGTTTCTCTTGGGAAGTTCAATCAGAGCCATGGCATATCAGGTATTGTGCTGGAGATAACATTCCGCAAGCGGTACTAGATTTCGAAGCAACACCAGTAGCCGCATAGCATGGATGGCGGGTGGGCGTTAGTTCTTTCGGCTGTCGTCACTGCTGTCGGTGGGGTTATGGTCACGTTGCTTGCTATGGTTCGTAAAGAAAACAAGGATGACCATGCTGTTGTTTCTGGTATGTTGCAACACGTTTTCAAGAGTGTTGGTACGGTTGAAACTAAACTAGATAAAGTGTCGGACAATTTGAAAGAGCATATAAATAGTCACAAAAATAACTGACTAACATTACGGATACCTGATACTTTGTCAGGTCTTATGACAGAAGAAACGCTATACAATATAAGAAGATTCTTGATAAAAGCCCGTGTCTCAAGCCACACAGAAGAACAAGAATTCTTTGACGCACTCAACGCACTAGACCACATGATTGCCTCACTCACATACCAACGAGTAAACTAGCCCAATGGACGAAGGGTACAAATATACGATGGTACTCATCACATGGCATGACGCACACTCTGTTAGCACAGGCTGGATGCCTGTCACAGACGTTGAACGGGAACCTGCTGTCGTACAATCGTTAGGTTGGCTGTTACTTGACGCGAAGCCTAACCACATCGTTATAGCGCAATCTTTCATTGATGAATCATGCGACCACATACTTGCTATCCCGTCGAAGATGGTGGAGAATATAAAAATTCTTTCGTAGATACTTGACAAACGTGATACCGCCCTGTAGGGTGATACACACATCAACTTAACGAAGGGAAACGCATGGAAATTACTTTACAACGCATCACCAAACCTACACACGGGGAACAAGATTGGTTAGACCTAAGATTTTGGGACGCCAATAAACGCAAACGAGTTTCAGCGTCAGCAGTAGCAGCAATCTACGGGCTACACCCATTTGTGCCAGCAGACAAATATGCGGCAGAACTATTAGGTGACATCCCACCATCACCGATACCACCGAACCCTGCCATGGAACGCGGTAACCGTTTGGAACCGTTCGTACTTGAATGGGCTTGCGATAAAACTGGAATCAAATACATCACACCAGAAGAAATGTTTGTCGCAGAAACACCTAACGGCGCACGGATGATAGCCACACTCGACGGACTATACGAAGACGGTGCTGTCCGTAAGGTGTTGGAAATTAAAACAATGAACCGTGAATGGGGTGGCGAACTACCTGACTACTGGCGCATCCAAGGTATACAGCAAGCAATCTGCGCTGACGTAGATGTAATCACATGGGCAATATTCGATAGCACTATGGTGTTACACATTGTTGAACAGAAAATATCTGACGCAGAAAAGCAAGAACACTGCGACGCTGTAGCAAAATGGTTGGTGTCAATAGATTTAGGTATCACACCTGAAGGCGTTCACTGGTCATACGAGACGATTAGCACCCGTTACCAGCGCCCAGAGAACACAACTATCGAACTGCCACCTACAGCATCAGAACTTGTAGCACAACTTAAGCATGTTAAGAAAGAGTTGAAAGCATACGGGGAGTTAGAAGACCAATTGAAAGCAGAACTGTGCGACATGATAGGCGCAAACGAGTACGCGACTGTGAACGGCACTGTTGTAGCCACATGGAAAGGTAAGTCGTGGGCGTCTTTGGATGTCAAAACATTGAAAGCAATGGAACCAGCGATAGCAGAAAAATACAGTAAGCAAGTAACTAACAGAACACTTCTCTTGAAAGGAGAACGATAATGAAACTAGAAGATATCATCACCAAGTACGGTGTACCAGACCCGTCCATCGTAGGGAAACTACCGCGAGGTGGCATCCAACTTGACTTCGTAGGTCACGCAGAAATTAACCGCATCCTCATAGACATAGACCCGATGTGGTCATGGGAGCCATGCGGTTGGAACAATGGCAGACCAGCAATCAACGAAGCGAACGGTATGGCAACGATGTGGGGCAACCTCACAGTGTTAGGCAAATCGATGTTAGGTGTCGGTTCGGTACGGGCAGACAAACCTGACTTAGATAAAGAACTCATCGGAGACTTCCTTCGTAACGCATCCATGCGGTTCGGTATCTGTCTGAGCCTATGGTCAAAGTCGGAATGGGATGAAAGCAAATCGGTGATAGCGGGAAAGCCACTAGCAGGCAAGGCTATGGCTTCTCCCGTGACCGACGACAACTCGGCACTAACCAAAGTGCAGGTCAAACAGTTCGTTGATGCCTGCGAAAAAGCAGGGCTGACACCTAGTGCAGTAGCAGAAAAAGCGGGGCTGAATTGGGCTGGACAAATCTTACAAAAAGATTTAACAACATTGCGTACAGCGTTTTCAACAATGAAGGAAACAGTTAATGGCTAATTTTAGGACGGTAGACCCAACAGGTAAGAACCGTTCAACTGCGATGGTGTCACTGCGTTTAACAACAGAACAGATGGCGAACATTAAACATCTGTGCAAAGAACGGAACATTGGCAGAAGCCTTTTGTTTCGCCAACTGTTAGCAGAGGAGTGGCAACGTGTCGAAAGAACGCGCTAAAGGAACCAGTTTCGAAACCTTTATAGTGAACTACTTGGCAGGCTTCTACCCTCATGTGGAACGGCGCACTTTACAAGGAGTGAACGACAAAGGTGACATCACTGGCACTGACCCTCGTCTTGTTTGGGAATGTAAAAACCAGAAGGTGTTGAACTTTTCAACATGGTTACATGAAGCCCAATGGGAACGCGATAACGCTAAAGCAGAACTAGGGATAGTTGTGGCGAAGCGTCGTAGTTATGGTAATCCCGCAGACCAGTATGCGGTCTTAAGACTAGAAGACTTATTAACTTTACTCAAGAAAGCAGGATACTAATGAACACTCACAAATATAAAGTCGGAGACAAAGTTGTCATCGACGATGAGCAAGGCACTATCGAATCTGTTGATGCGACACATCCGTCAGGGGCTGTGCGATATTTGGTTCAGTATGGTAGGAGTATTTTGTCAGCGGTCGATGTCCCTGAAAGCGAACTCGAACCATGGGTGGAAGGGATTTAACGATGGAAGATATAGCCCGCGAACTATACGAATGTTTGATGGAACGAATCTACAGTGTGAACCCTTACCCAGCCAGCATGGGTGCGTCTTCGCGTGAGCGTCAAGCGATGG